TAGAAGGCTCCCATAACCGGCATATCACCGGCAAGTGCAACCCCGCAATCTGACAATCCTTTCCTATAAGCATCATATTCCCATGCCCTCAACGCCTTAGTAGTTACTGCATCTTTAGCGGTACATATGCGCGGATCACGCACCATGCGATATGCTCCATCACAGCCAACAACGGGTTGACTTTGACAAAAGACGATCTTCTCAATTATGAATACGGGTGCGTCGCGCTCCATTTCGAAGCCAAGCCCTAGGAACCATTCTACCAGGTCATCCAACACTGGCATTGTCCGTTTCTCCACAATTAAGATACAATCATCCCCATCATTAATGAAGCGATACTTGATATTCTTCCCTCTCAAGTAGCTCCACATCATGGCGCACATTAACAGCACGTTACCCATGGATGTGTTCATATCTCCACTCATTCTACAGCCATCTATCTCATACTTGGCCGTTCCATCCTCGCAATTGGCATAACCGCGGTTATTGATTTGCCAGGCCAATAACTGGGCGAGTTCTGGGTCTTGTCGGTAAAGGCGGAGATAAACGGAATGTTCATACTCCAATGCTTCCACGCTTACATGTTGATCAAAGCGTTTTGCATCCAACCCTACCGCGACCGGCTCAACAAACTCACCCCAAGCCTCAGCAATCAACGCGCCGCGTTGAACTGCATTCATCCCCTTAACCACAACCGGATTTCCATAGATCTGATCGATCATACGATAAATTGGCTTCTCTATGGGTTTTAGGTACCTACCCAACTCGACATTATACCTTGGGTCCCGGGGCTGGATCACCCGGGGTGCAGGATCGGGTTTCGCTGAGAAGTTGATCTTTTCAATCTTCACAAAGGTCTTAAGATAAGAATCCTTACGCTCGATGGCCTTGTGGCATAGGCTATCAGCAGCCTTCTGATATAGCACGCGTTTGCGTCCGGAGTAACATTCAACAAATTGCTGAGATGTCAACCTGGAGGTCGGAGGCACGTACCGTACCAGTCGGTTACGGAATTTCGAACATAAAGCATCAAAAGCACCAGCTTGTGGTTGCGGTGTAGGAACGAAGTTTCCCCCTTGTTGAACAAAGAAAACGCGCTCCAGCAACCCCCTTTCTACGGTGGCAATGTCGCAGTTGTGACAACCGAACCTGACGTTCGCACCCACAGGAGCGATCGACGTAACAGTTCGGATTTGAGTTCGGGCGCCCATCTTCGGTGTGATCGTGAGACTAGATATCTTACCAATTTGCGCGTGTGCTCCTTCAACATCACTTGGTCGCAGTTTGGACTTGGTAGATATCCCGATCACCCTCTGAGGGCCCCATCAACGCCTAGCGTACTCGATACCCTCAGCACGGATGGCACGTTCGACGACAGGAACGGCACGGCGGAAGGTCAATAGGAAGACCTCCTCTTCGGTGTGAGTGTAAACGAGCTCCATAGCGCCGGTAATGTCCCGGGCAATATGGGTTGGGCGATGTCCGTGTTCCACAAATTTACGGTACAGAAAGTTGCGAATGGCTTGGTCATTGGCCGCTGACGGTTTCGGTGTGCCGAATTGCGCCTTAGCCTCCATCGCTATCTCTGCCACGAATCTGTGGCGAGTCATGGTTGAACGTTCGCGAATGACCTCGTGATCAACAGCATCGAAACGCTTCATCCGTTGGCGAGCCTCCAAAGAGCGAGACCCGGTGACGTGGCGATTCAAAAGGATACGTGCATGTTGAGATACGGAGAGATCACCGTAAAATCGAGCATTGACCATCTTCCCAGCGACGTAGACGGCTGCCGCACTGACAGACACGACCGCTACGATTTTGAGCGCCGGGGCAACCTTAGTCCAGAGGGAACTAAGGGCAAATGGGGCGGACCTCCCCTGCTCAGCCAAATCAGCTGAGCTGCCCGCGACAAGGTCACGGGCATGCGCCATGGCTTCAACAGCAGCGTTACCAATGCTGCTTGCCTTGTCCTTGGCGGCCCCGGCACACTCCTGGCGGATGAAGCGCAGGATCCCGGGGAGAGCGGGCGCTGAACTGTAGAGCAGTTCAACTAGAGCAACAATTGACGAATCAACCATTCCCGTGGCGAAATAT